ATAGAACACTTTACGTTGTTCTGGGTCTTGCATATGGAAGAACGGTGTTTGGAATACACTAAAGATGTCTTCACCATCAAAGTCATTACCACGTTCTTGTCTGTGTACTTTACCATCTTGCGTACCGTGAATAACAAACTCGTTCTGCCCAATGTATCCACTATCAGCACAAGTAGCTGTGATACCTAGCATCTGACTATACTCAAACTGTAATCCGTTAGGAGTTTGTCTGAAGCCACCGATAACACCCTGTGAGTCTGCTGCACCAAAGAAGTAACGGAACTGTGTCTTCTGCCTGATGACTACTGCGTTCAGTGTTTCTAGGTCAATGTCAAACACGATGTCAGTAAAGATAGACTGAATGTCTTTTGATACTGTCTCTAGGTTAACGTCACCAATCTTGTCTGTACCACTAACAGGACGTAAGCCATCTTGTGATAAGAAGAGTAGGTCACCACCAATCTCAATAACACTGTCTGTAGCTAGGCATCCAAGGTCATCTGTAACTTCTTGTAATACAAAGTTAGAGATGTTATCACCAACAAGCTTACGGATGTTATTGCTACCAAAGATGTACAACACATCACGGAAAGACTTGATAGCTACAACAGGAAAGCCTACGTTAATAACACCAGCACCATCAGCAGGAGCAAAGCTAGTCTCATCGTAAGGTGCACTAAAATAAAGATTCGTGTTCTCACTAGGGTCACCTGCTAGGAACATGTGGTTCTTAAATACGTGTGACAGTCTTGGTGCGCTGGGTGCGTCAGTATGTGTAATCTGTGTGTAAGTAGTACCATCATACGTAGCTGCAGGGTTGACAGCATCAGTAAGTAAAACTTTAGAACTACCCCAGTTGTACTTAGTGAAGCGTACTTTGGTTACACCAGACATTGTAGGCGAACCAGAAGTAGTTACTGCAACCCAAGCCTCTGTAGCTGTATCCCAATAGTGTAAGTAGTCAGAGCCACTAGAAGGTTCACGGCAAGCTAGAATACCATCGTTGATACCATTAGCAACACAAACACCTAGCACTGGTGTATTAGCTTGACCTGTAACTGTACCGTAGTCGTTACTAAACCCGTTGATCTTTCTGTAACCACCTGTAACGGATGGCTCATAGTTAATCAAGGCAATAGCTGATCCTGGTTGAGTCTCACCTTGTGACAACACATCACGACTAGTGTTTAGACCGCCTTGGCAGAATACTTTGAAGGATGCTAAATTGTCTGCCATTATACCGCACTGTTAAAACTAGAAACACTTGCACGTTCAATTACTGTAGACCGTACATATAGATTATCATCTAATAGTAATCTACGCATTGCCTTAATACCACTTTGGAAGTTTTGTTGGTGAATAGCTGCACTCTGTTCATTACTACGGAATCTCATAATGTACATAACTGCACCATCAATAATTACATGTTTAAACCTATCAGGAATTATTGTTGTATCATCATAAAGGTTTAGATCACTGGGGTATGTGAAGTACACATATTCTACTTCATATGCAGCGTTAGGTAAAGGGGTAATTCCAAATTTATTTTCTTGTGTCTGAAATACAACAACAGGAGCACCAATACCGTTTACCTGATCTCCTTCTTCATCACCAACTCTGTAGTTCTGTACATAGTCGTTATAGTTAATTACTTTTAAATGTTTAGGGCTAACACTTAGTCCACTAGTCTTTTTTAGAAAGAACGTATCCCAATCTACTGAACCCATATTAGAAGGAAAAGAATATGTACCTGTTCCTGCTGTCAGTGTTTGAGTATATGTTGTTTTTAAAAAAGGCCATTCCTGACCGTCTTGTAAGATAAGACGAATACTATTGTTTACTGCATCCTTGGCAAGAGCTTGAACGTTACGTACAGTATCAAAGCCATCACCTGCAATATCAAGTGTGACTTCATTTAAACGTCTTAGCACATCATTTACTAGTGTAATGTATGTAGTTGCCATAGAATATCTTTCTTTTAGATATGCGTAAGAGGGCCACCGAAGCAGCCCCCTTAGTTAGCTATTATTAAGCTAGGTTGTAACGTGCTGTTACAAGAGCTTCTGGACGCAAGATTTTGCGACCATATAGGTGCATACCACGAACGATGTCAGCGAATGAATCTGGATCACGGTATGTTTCAGTTTTGTTGATCTGCTCTGCAGTCGCAACCGCTGAGTCATGACCAGCTACGATTACACCGTAGTTAGTTGACTGTGCTGTTGTACCTGTAGTTGCAGGACCAGTACCAACTGATGGTAGGTTGTTAGAAACGTGTACACGGAAACCATGGAAGTTGTTAAGAACCAAACCGTTTTGTAGGCCAGACCCACCGTAGTCTGCGTTTAGAAGACGTGAATCTTCGTCACGTAGGATTTCCATCATCTCAGGTGAAATAACAATCCAACGACCTGTTGTAGGAACATTCTGACCATCCATGATACGTGCCATACGTGACAAGATCATTGCAGGTGAAGCATATGCTGTTGGCAATGCTGTAGCACCTGGTAGACGAGCAGCAACTGGAATAGAGTCACCAGCACTACCAACAGTTGTGATGTTACCAAAATCGGTCATGTCCAACTTGTTAGCTGCTAGAAGTTCGTCTGAACCTGCTGCTGAGTTTGCTTTAGTACCGTTAACAGTTGTGTTAACTGTATCGGCATTTGCATGTAGAGCAGACTGGTCATAACCAGATAGGTAGCCAAGAACTTCTTGGTCATACTGGTCAGCCAAACGATAAGCCGCACGATCAGACGCCAAGCTTTGGAAATTGACGTGGCTGTGTGCTTCTTCAATGTCGTCAACCTTGAAGGCAAAATAGTTTGCTTGGTCTACGACTAGAGAGAAATCGTTATCTGTCAAATCTTGTGGTGCGATTGTTGTACCACGTAGGTATGCAGATACTGAAATCTCAGGTTCTTTAATGATTTTAACGGTATCGCCCATGTTAGCGATTTCACCGAAATAGTCATTATTAGTGATAGCGTCAGTGACAGATGCTTTGCGGAATGCAAGTTGCACCTGTTTGGAATAAATTACAGGCGAGAAATTGCCATTTGGCAAGTTTGTATAGCCTGATGCGACTCCGAATGCCATGATAAAACTCCTTTAGCATTTAGATTACAGATGCAAAACTTTATTACTTAGTATAGAGGCTAATCGTCTATGGGTGCATATAGATCACAAAATGTAATGATCAGTTACAAAATGTGTTATATGGGCCATACGTATTAGGTAATCCGTAAAGTCATATTGTTTGCTAAAAAATGTGAAACTGCTACAGTAGTCATATATTGAGGTGTAGCAGTTAAACTATACATATATAGTTATATCATAAATAACTTATATGTCAATACTTTTTATCGGGCTGAACCAGATAAATCGTAAATAAAGTTACCTGTACGAATAGCTTCCATGATATCGTCAGCATTCTTTTCGTACTCGGTAGCCGACATCTTTTGGACATCGGATTCTCGGATAGCCCCACTCATTGCGTCTGAGTTCGGCTTACTACGTTCATTCCGTGCTCCCACAGAACGTGCAGCATCTTTTGCTGTAGCAGACTTTTTAGTTGTAATGTTACGGTCTGCTTTATACAAATCAATTGCTCGTGCAGCAGAACGTGCATCTGCATCATTTTCATAAAGAGCATCTTGAACCCACTTAGGTTGTTCTTCTGCCCACTCATGAAAGTCATCACTGTCACGAATAGTACCAAAATCTGGATGCAGCTTTAGAAGTTCTACTTCTGCTTTCTCACGTGCTGCATTTGCTTTCATTTCGTCGATCTCACGAACACGATCCTCAAGACCTTGTGCTTGTTCTTTTGCTTTTTTAATTGCAATAGTTTCGACGATAGCAGCTACATCTGGATACTTAGTTGCCCAAGCTTCAATGTCTTCATCAGACTTTGGTAGTTTAATCTCACTATTAGTTGCCTGAGTTAGTTGTGTTTCAAGAGCTTTGATACGATCTTCGTATTCTTTTTCTTTTTGTTGTTGGTGTCTACGTAGGTCACCGTAACGTTTCTTAAAACTTTTTTCCTCAGCATTAGCAGGTTCAGCTTCTTGTGGTTCTTGTTGAACTACTTC